TACTCCACATTCTTAGCTTTACTTTCAATTAACTCTAGTAAGTCTTTATTACCACCAATATCATCAATAAAGCAATGATGAATCTTTAATCCTCTGACACGTTCAAATCGAGTGTTGCTCAAATAGAACCTTACACGAGCATCATTATTAACATTCTTAATCTCATTCTCCATTTTATTAAACTTCAAATGAGGATGTTTACAAAGGTGTGTTAAATAATCTTTCTCAATCATATATTGATTAGATACTATAACAACACCTCTATACCCATCGACATTAAGATTCATTTCTAATAGCTTTAGAATTGTCCTCTTGTTCACTGTATGTTTATCTCCTAAAATAATTTAGACATCCTTGTCAAATTGTCCTTTTAATTAAGTATTAAATTTAATTAATCATAACGACCTTCAAACAGCTTGAAATCTTCAAAATCCACACCGTAGTCTGTCTTCTTATACTCATCTAGTTTTTCATTTAGAAGTTTATTGTCTGAAAACTTACGTGCAAGCACTTCTTGTAGGAAGTTCAATCGCTCTTTGGAGTCAATGTTAAACCAGTCCAACCCTTCTTTATGTTTACCAATACCGTATCCATCGTTAAACATCTTTCACCTCAGATTTCTTAGCTGTTGTTTTACGAGTAGGTTTTACTGATGTTTCCTTAACATCTGCCTCTTTAACCTCTTGTGCTGCTACTTCAGTAGGTTCTTTACCACCAACCGAACCTAAACCACCATAACCTGATGATTTGCTATCAGCATCTACTGACTCGCTACTTTTACCAACATCCTTATATCGGTTAGGGTCTGCTCGAACATAATCCACACGAAGATATCCACCACCTAATAAGAATGAAGCTTTAACACTCCAACCTAATTTAACACGTTCCTCAACCTCTTTGATTGCTAAATCATAACGAGATGATGTTGTATCAAAAATTACATTTTCTTTTGTCACTTTATTTGTTTCCTTTATCAATCAATTGAGATTTAAATATACACATTGATGTATTGCTTGTCAATATGTTTTTAAAGAATATTATTTGTTACTGGTTATTATAACATACTGGTTAGTACAGATTACTAAATCTTTAGTACAACTTACTAAACGCCCTACGAACACAATAACTACGAATATAACTGACAACAAAGAATATTACTTGAAGTTGAATGCTATCACTAAATGGAATATTAAACAACCTCAAGATTATCAACCCAGCAATAATCCCAAGAATATTCTGTGTTATTGTTTCTAGATGTGCATAATGTTTATTTGTTAGATTCATGCTCAGTGTTATTCTCACTCTCCAACACCTCAATAACTGTTTTTAAATCAGCCCAAGAATGCTCTGATGGGCGATTCGAGTAAAACTCTTTAAGCTTGTTTAAATCATCTCCAAACCTCATTTTAAGAACCAACTTAGCTTTCTCTAAATTCTTTTGTTTAATACTCTCTACATAATCTTGTGTGTTCATTATTTAATCCTTTAACTTAACATCTTCAAAATCGTGTAAATCTCTCTTCTTAACCCAGTCTGTTCTTACTTTTTCTTTGGTAAAAAGTGTAGATAGAACTTTACTAACAGGTGTTGAACTCAGATCAACTCGTTCAGCAACTTTATTAATTGCCCATTGTATTAAAGATAAAATAAAAAGGACAAGTATTAGAGGAGAACAGACTAAAGATACTAGATAAGCTTTCCAATTAGCTACCTCAATAAGATAGTGCTTATCATCTTTCTCAACCAAATAGTAATCACACCACTTGCTTGCAACTCTCCCACCTTCTTCCCACTTCTCGTTGAGTTTCTGCTTGTTTAACTTATTCATCTCACTTCTCCTTCTTCTTAGCATTAGGGTAATATTTTTCAGAAACCTTCATAACAATCTCCCAAACTTCTTTACTCACCCAATGAGGGTTACTTTCATTTCCAACATTAATCATTTCACCATTATCAATACGTTTTTGTAATTTAATCTGATCATCTAATTTCTGCTGTTCTAGTTGCTTATCTCGTTCACCACGAGTCATTTCAACATACTTGCATAGATTCTCTACTAAGTCTAAATCAACAGCTCCTACACGACTGTATGACAAGCCACCGTCAACAAAGGATTGATTAGAGCAACCACAAGAACGGAAATTATGTTGATACTTACTCTCTAAAACAGTATTACATACTAAACATTTTATAGCGTTGCGTATCAACACTTTAATAACCTCATTTTCATCCATTGATGATACACTCATTAGTATTTCTCCAAAATAAATACAATCATTGTAAATCTTTCACTTGTTTATCAATAATATCAACTAAATGCTTAATTGTATCCTTAGCTTGTAATGATTTAACATCGTGTGACCAGTAAGTTAACTTTCCAGTTTTAGGATAGAATTTAAACTCTGCATCAAAATATGGAGAACACCACAGTTGTACTGACACCAAACCATCGTTGCAATCTAAATAAAATAAGCAATTTTTGTCGAAATCGAAGTAACCTTGATGATGAAAACACCCTCCGAAATAGTCAAAAGTCATACCACTTTGCTGAGAAAGATAATTATTTAATTTAACCATATAATTATTTATAGAAACTCTCAACATCTCGATTTCTTCTGTTACGGTTAAGTTGGCAATGTCTTGTTTGATGCGTTCTTTAATATTCATCTAATACCCACTCCAATGATTTTAGTTTACCCTTATAAAACTCAATTTCTTTCGTGTATTCTTCGTAAGAATCATCTGTATGGTAACTTACAGGAATATCTCTGTGTTTATACAATAATTTCAATCTCCTCTCAATCTTAGAAATCTTTTTCTTGATTTGATCTTCGGTTCTCATCTACTTACCTCCTCTCAATACATTTCACTTTTTAAAATCTTAGTAACCATTGTTAATCTCTCCTCCAATAATATACCATTAGATAGAGATTGTAACTCTTTTGGCATATTCTTAAAGTGTTCAATAACTTTTTCTTTATCGTATTCAAACACCATCTTACCACGAATCTTTTTCTTGGACTTTTGGAATGATATGTTTAGGTTTCTAAATATATCTCTACGGTATATTTTACATAACTCCCCAGAATCACCATCATAAATACTCCCCATTCTAGTTGCATATACACCATAAATATATAAGCAGATCATATTCTCAACATCCTCTTTAGAATACTTATTACCACATTTCTCTTTACTAAATACTTCACCAACATGTGTTCCAGCAACATACTTACTATGAACTTCGGAAGCAATTTTGTTGATGTTTGTTAGATTTTTAGTTGTTAGTTTCATTGTTAATCATTAAATTAAATGCATAAAACTGTAAATGGTCTACTAACACTTACAACAAAATTCTCAGCACACTCTAAAGCCTTAATAATATCTTCTTTAGGTCTTGATAGTTTTGAATTATATAAACATCCAACAGCATGATATTCCCCACTACCACAAGCAACGTAATCATGCTCTGACACTTGAAAATCTTCTGAAATCTTAAACAATCTACCTTTAACTCCAACAAGAAATTCACCACTCTTCCAATCATCCGATGTTATTGAAAACCCATTAGAATTGAAAATATTTCTAACAGACTCAACAAAATCAACCACCATGAATTTGTGAAGATCATCTCCATCTTTTACAGTAGGAGGATTGAATTTCCACTTTAGTAAATCTAACATTCTGAAAGATGTTGTTCCACCAATTAGGAAATCACCATTCTTAAAAACCTTACACTCCTTGCGAATCTCTTTTGTGAAACCATTACTCCCAAGAGAATCTGCGCCAATATAAACTTTACCACCCTTAGCAACACCAACAATACAAGTCATTATTAAAACTCCCAATCCTTCTGATTAAAATTTTGTAGTATTTCACCTTCATAAAACTCTTTACTACAACTATTAAACTCCATTTCAACATAGTAGTCATCTTGATCTTCTAAGTATGTGTGGTAGAAAACATCTTCCCCAACAATTAACACAAAACTCAATGTGAATTGACAACCAGATGAAAAATCATTATATGGTTGTGTATTAAATATTGATGAAATTCCTTGAACATCTTCACACTCTATCCAAGATTTTAACAACAACTCAACCTCAAAGACTGCTTTATCTTTTCTCCAACCATGAATCTTAAATACATCACTCATTTAAATCTATCTCCAATAAAATTTTCTATATTAAAATTAGAGTGTACAGCAATTCAACCATACACTCAAGGGGTTTTTGTTAATTTGCATGTCGCTGTAATATTCTTACTACAAACTCTTCAACCATTGTGAAAACAACTTGTGCATACGCTTATTAGCAATACCAACAACAATAGGTTTTTTTGACCTTATCTGACTGCGCCAAATCCACTGTACCATCTCAGATGTTGAGAATTTAGGTGTGTCAATATTGCATTCATAGTCAGCAAGATAAGATGCAACATCAACCATTGGAAACCTGTTGAAACAATGTACAACAACTTTCTTATTTCTATAGTCATTAGTAGCTCTTAGTTGAGCAGGCAACCAATTATACTTCCACTCACCACCATCTCTCTTTCTGTAGAACTTTGGTGGCTTTATCACATTCTTACTTGAATTTTTTGATAGATGTCTACTCTTTGGTAGTGTATACATCAAATCATCAAAGTTTTCACAATACTTTCTACCAATAGCACTAATATACCTACCAACAGTATCTAGTTGTGCTTTATTGGCTTCATTATACCATGTCGATGATAATGCTAAATCTGAAACTGTTTTATTTAAAGGAAGTAATGTTATTAACGATCTAATTTCGTCACCATTAACCTTAGAGATTGTGACATCATCAAAACTAACAACCTCGATACCCTTTAGCTTTAAAAAACAATCTAAAATGTTTCCTTTAAACATATATGTCAGAACAATAACACGTTTTGCACAAGTCATAAGCTTGATTGGTAACTGTGTAACCATCATGTTTGAGTTTCTTTTAGTGACATACAAAGCTTGATAATCACACAACATTTTAAACTTATAATATTTATTATCACGACCTACAGGAATATCACAAACCCAAGATACCATACCATCTAAGTTAGACACTGTGATCTTATCATTGTCGTACAACCATTGGTAATCATCTTTAGAATAACCGTCAACACTACTGATAACATCAATCTCTTCATCAATTATCAGGATATACTCTAACTCTTTAATATACTTTAAATGATCGTCATTTACAGCAAGATACAAACTGTGAGTGCAGGCAATATTACTACCATCTTTAAGTAACTGTAGTAAGTGTTCACTCTTAGTTTCATACTCTGAAACAGATGGGCACTCAAATGTAACATTACTAACACTAGAACATACTCTGCCACCTTCTTCAACCTCAGTTAGCAGTGGTGACACAAAAATATATCTATTGTTAGGGTTACTATCAATCCACTTTAAAACTTCTGTACTCTTTCCTGTTGACATTAAACCATCAAGAACTTCTACAACATTTCCCATAAAAACTCCTTAGTAAAAACACATACTAACACTTACATCAAATACCTGTCAAGTTTTAATTTAATTTTTGTCTTTTAGTATAAGACATGCTTTTTTGATAAGTATATGAATTTAATATATTTTTAATACCAATCCTTAGACATAGGTAGGGGTTATAATCCATAAGAATACTTATAAACAACCTTAAAAACACCTTATAAGAAAAGAGTGTTTTATTGTATGCAGACAAAAACACTAATATTTATAATATACTTTAAGGACATTTTATAGATAAATCTATAAACACTCTATAGAACACTTATAAAACTGTCTGTAAGCAATAGCGTCTGTTGTTGTATTCTATCACTAACGTTCTTTCATCCAAAACATCCCCATATTGATAACTCTAGTATTCATATCTGTTGTGCCAATATCTTCGATATCGTCAAGAACATCTATTCAAAATAGTTATAATAGTTACAGATAATTTTATTGTTGCTAATATTGACTTTGTTATTGTTGTTGTGCTAAATTAAATTTTTATTTAATAAAGGTGTTGTACATGAAAGTAATTAATGTTGTAAAGAATTATAGTTTTATAAGTCCTTACTTTGATGCTGATACTGAAAGTATTGAAGATTATGCTTACTATGATATAGCTAATGTTACAGACGATGTGCTACAGAAACAGTTGGTTGAAAGTTTCAATGGTAGTAAGAGTACGTTTAAAGATATGATTGAATCTATCTATTATGATCTTGTTGTTAAACCTAACCACCCTATTTCTTTTGAAGATTGGAGTATGGAGGTTGGTAACAAAGACCTTAAAGATTACATGATTTATCGTATGTGGAAACAATTAAATGTTGACATTGTTTGTGCTGAATAACTAATATTCTAACTGGTGTGCTTGTTGTTTTAAAATACAGTATTCACACCTTAACTTTATTTAAAGAGGTACTTAAAGAATGTATATTACTTGGTGCAAAGTCTTTGGTTGTAATTTAAAAACAGTTACCACATATCAACCAATAGAGATTCTTAATGTTTGCTATAAGACTACGGAAGTTGTTTGTATTAAATGTGGTAAAGTTGTCAGTAAGAAAACAGAAAAGGTGGTGTGATATGAATTTACTAAACAGTAACGTGTTACACTCTATTGTAAGTTATAAAGATTGTTTTTATTACATTGATAAACTCTATAAGACTAATGGTGTTTATGATGGTGTTGTTAGAATCAGAAGTATTGAAGATAACTCTGTAACAATTAGAATTATGTTCAAAGCTTTAACTAAAGTTTCAAATTAAGGAGAAGTAAGATGTTAGAAGAAGATGTAAATTTAATAGAGGATGATAACTTCCTTAATAAAGACGTATCAGAACTTATAGTAGAGGATTATTATTTGTTTGATGTGCAAGACACTTCTAACGGAGTTAAGTTATACTTCTATAAAGATGGGATTGTATTTGTTAGTGCGTATACTGATTCAGATGATGTTAGCATTATTAGTAAGTTTGAATACACAAGTGGCAGTTTGCAAGAGTTAGTGGAGAAGTTAAACAATGATTGAGTATTTATTGTATGGTGCTATAGCTTTGATAGTGTTGTTTATGCTGGTTGATGTGTTCGGAGAGTAGTGTATAAATTTAATTTTAAATTTAATTATATTACTAGCTAGTTGGTTTATTGTGTTTTGTTTATTATTCTTTGTTATGCTAGTTGTAATTATTTGTGTTCCAGTGTTAGTATTTCTAATGCTTGTTGGAAGTTTTATTAGAAAGTTGTGTGGTAATTAATTTAAGAGGTATTAAAAAAGGAGCTTTGAAGCTCCTTTAGTTTTTCCATCTAAAATTTTAACAGCGTAATTATTTGAGAAATTTCTTTTCTTTTATTACCCTGTTAATGTCACACTTACCAATATCTAATAGTTCTGATTTCATCTTCGCAGACATCATACTGCAATATTTTTCAATCTTACTAAAGTATTTTTCTTCAAACAATTCTAGTTCTTCATAAATTAAAAAAACCTTACCTTTTCCATTAACTAGAAAAGGAAGCTTTATGGATTTATAGTATGAATTATCTAGTATCGCCTCTACGTGAGAAGACCACATAAAATAAAAAAGAGTTTTTAAACTCTTTGCACTAAGACCTCGCCATTTAAAATACTTCAGCATAAGTACATCATCTTCAGGATACTTTCTCTTTTTGTTGTCCAACAGGTCTAATCTAGACTTACCATCTTTGTTAAACTTTGGCTGTAATCCAACAATATCTTCTTTTTCACGCATTAGTGTTTTAAACCTATCATTCGCACGATATACAACCTCAACACGGAGGTTATCCAAACCCTCTGTCAGAACAATTTTGTTTAATTCCATACAGTGAGACTTTCCACTAAGACAGTGCTTATGTCTTCCAGCTTTACCGTGACCAATGTAGACAAGTTCATCTTTGTAGTAACAGTAATATAATTCAAATTTCTTATCTTCTACCATATTAAACCTCTTCTTGTTAATGAAGATTAATTTTACCACACAATCATACAAAAAACATCTTATATTTACATAACTACAACAATTTGCTAGTTCTACATCACGTCATATTCGTATATTATTCACCACATAAAGCGATAAGTAACAAACTAAATGTTTCATTGTTTTCTCCTCCCATCCTTTCAATCAGTATTATAATTAAATCTATAGCAATACGTTAATGGTTGATTGGATGGTTTCTTTTTAAATAATTTAATTTTTAATTTAATTAAAATATTCAAAGTTTACCCGACAAGCCTAGAACTTAGGATTCCGAAAGTGCTGTACAGAAAGTAATTGACGAATTATGATTAGACTGTAGATGCTCAAACTGTTGGGTATTATAAATACCTCTTGTGATCAGTAATAAATATTACGGCAAGAGAATATCGTGTAGCCCTCTACCATGTAAGCGAATGAGGACTTTTATTCAATCAAAAGGTATTAACATGACTCTGTATCTAGCTTTAATCTTAAAGTATTGGCAGTATATTGTTATTGCCTTATGTTCAATTGTTATTGTAGCTCTTTTAATTCGTTGTAATATCTTAGATGAACGTAATGCATCTCTAAAGAAAGAACATGAATTACAACTAAACACTATTGTTATTACAAATCAAGCTAAAACAATTGAACTTCTAAAACAACAAAATGAAACAGAGAAACGTATTAGTGAAGTGAGTGAACGATATGAAAAACAACTTAACGACACTAAAACAGAAACTATCATTAAAGAAAAACTCCAACCTATTATCAACAACATTTCTGATTCTAGCGAGTGTTTTTCTGCTGAGTGGTTGTCAGTCCAAAACGAAACCATTAGATCAGCCAACAGTAATTCCAATTCCAGTAATTGATAAATCTCTACGAACAAAATGTTCAGAGATTAAAGAAATCCCTTCTAACAAATCTAAAGATATCGCTATCTGGATTAATGATGAAGTGGCGCAACATAATAAATGTATCATCAAACAATCTGCTTTAGTGGATGCTGTTGATGAACTGTACAAGTGAGTACGTTTGTATAAATAAAATTCATACGTTTGTATGATAATCTAAGTTTCTGTATAATACGTTCCTTTCTTCATTGATAGGAACTTTTTTATGTCTATTGAAGCAATGTGTCTTTCTGTCGCCTTATGGTTTGAAGCTAGAGGTGAATCAAAGAAAGGTCAAGAAGCAGTAGCTCAAACAATTATTAACCGAAGTAAGCATCCAAACTACCCTGATAGTATTTGTGGTGTAATCAAACAGAAAGGTCAATTCTCTTTCTACAATAAGAACGTCTCTCTAAGCAAACCACCAAAGCTTTCTTACAAAGACGCTCAACATAAAGAACAATGGCAACAGATTAGAAAAGTTGCTTATGATTCTATTTCATGCACTACTCAGAATCATGTAGGTAACGCTCTATACTTTAACACCACTAAGCTTGGTGTTAGGTTTAAGACAAATGTAAAACCTCGTAGAATTGATGGTCATGTATTTTATTAAGGATATTCAATATGGCTGAAGTTAAACGCTTGCCAATCACTACTGCTCAAATCAAAGCTAAGATGAACAGTAGCATGGAGTTAGCTATTAAAATGGCAGGGGATGCCTTAGAAGCAGTTTCTCAAGATTCTGATGCAAAACCTACAACTAAATTTAAAATGGCTCAAGATTACATTGCTATGTTTATCTCTGTTGATAATCATATTATGAAAGAAGAGAATCATCGAGCTGAGAAGAAACTTAAAGCTCTTAATGAGCAAATTAAGCGTCACGATTTAAATGAGAAAGAGGGTGGTGGTTCAAATAACCAAGAAGAATTTAAACCTGTAAATCAGAGTAAGTTTAATCCAAACATGGCAAGCTAATTAGGAGGAAAAGTTGAAGGAAGAAGTATTATTTCAACCATCTTCTAAGAGACAAGAACAATTTATCAACTCAAAAGCTTTTATTACTGTATTTGGTGGAGCCGCTATGAGTGGCAAGGCTCAACCTCTCAGCTCAAAAGTTCTGACTAGCAATGGTTGGAAGACTATGGGTGAGATTAAAGTTGGTGATGTAGTAAAAACTCCAAAAAACACCGAAGCTAAAGTCCTATCTATACATCCTGAACAAATCTCAGAGGTGTATGAATTTGAATTATTTAATAAGAAAAAGGTTAAAGCTAGTTCCGACCATCTTTGGGTATTTAAAGTTGGTGATAAGCAAGTGTTTGGCGATTCAAACAAGATTGTCAGCTTATTTCATAAAGAAAAGAACATAAAAATACCTGTTTATAAAAAGAATAAAGTTTCTTGGGTTAAGTTAAAAGAAATCACTACTTGCGGTTGGCATGAATGTAAGTGCATTTCTATAGATAGCGAAGATCATTTATATATTACAGACAATAAAATCATCACACATAACACCTATCAGGGTTTGATGAGATTCTTGTGGTACGTTGATGACCCATTATTCTCTGGTTATGTTGTTCGTAAGAATGCAACAGACTTTAAGAAAGGTGGTGGTGCTTTCGAGGAAGCTATCAGGATGTTCAAGGCATACGATAAAGGTATGCGATATACAAAACAACCTATGCAGATCACTTTCTCAAGCGGAGCAACAATTAACTTCATCGGTCTTGATGGTGAAGCTGGTATGGATTCAATTCAAGGTATTCAGGTTACTTGTGCGATGGTTGACGAGGCGACTCATTTAAGTGAGGAAGAAATTTCTTGGCTAATTACCCGACTTCGTGCTACATCAGACCACATCACACCTTGCATTTGGTTAACATGCAATCCAGACCCAGACAGCTTCTTGTGTGATTGGCTCTCCGACTATTACTTGTACCCTAGAGGTTCTTATGTTGATGGCGAGTTAGTTGAGGGTAGACCGATTCCAGAAAGAAATGGAGACACTCGCTACTACTTAAGAATTGGTAGTAAGATGTTCTGGTCAAGTAGCTATGAAGAGCTGTTTGAAGAGCATAAAGAGAAGTTTCCGCTTGATATGGAAGGTAAGTCAACCTGTATTCCACAGTCGTTCTCATTCATTGGCGCAACTTGCTTAGACAATCCACTAATGCTTAAGAAAAACCCTAACTACGTTGCTCAGTTAGCAAACTCCCCTAGAATTAAAATGGAGAGATTGTTAAAAGGTAACTGGTATGCTAGGGAAGAGAACTCAGGTTACTTTAAGAGAGATTGGGTTGAGTTTGTAGATTCTATCCCATGTAAAGTTAAACGTAGAGTTAGGTGTTGGGATATTGCAGCAACAAAACCATCAGAAACAAACACACATCCAGACTATACAGCATCAGTTATGATGTCTTATGGTGAAGATGGGTATTATTATATCGAAGATGCTAGGCGAGATCGAATATCAATTCTAGATGTTGTTGATTGGGTTATTGATACTGGCATTGAAGATCAACAGTATTGCAACTCGATTGTAAACACCTTTATACCTCAAGACCCTAATGCACAAGCTCGATGGGCTTCTCAGCAATGGGTGAATGAGTGTGCTAAGAAAGGTGTTGCTGTTAGATTATTAAAACACTCTCCACATAATTCTAAACTCTCTCAATTCCTACCATTCTCAGCATTAGCTGAAACAGGGTTAGTAAGGATTGTTAAAGGTGAGTGGAATGATTATTTCCTAGATGAGCTTGAGGGTTTTGATGGGAAACGATCAACAGCTTACAAAAAAGACGATTAACATATAGGTCGTCTATAAACCTATTGAAAACGGTGAACCTCTGTAATAGAATTAATACAGAAAATACCGTGCGAAGTCTTTAGAAATAAAGAAACGTGTAACGACCATCCCTGATGAATGTAAGGGAGTAGGAATCAAGTGATTCCGAAGCGGTAGGCTACAGATTTTTCTGTAGAAGATATGGTCTACTCTGCATAGTGATATGCAGCAAACTTTAATATTAAATAAAGGAATCTTTATGTCAATTGGAAACAAATATTTAAACAATGCTGGACAAGAATTTGTGGTTTTAAAAGAGTTTCGTAGAAAGCACGGAAACAGAGAACACAACAAATGGATTGTACAGTTTGTGGAAACAGGAACAACTAAAGAAGTTTACAGAGAGAATGCTACATCTGGTAAAGTCAGAGACGAGTATGCTATTTCTGTTTACGGGAAAGGTTATCAAGGCGACTACAGCAAAGAAGAAAACCCTCATTGGAAGCAAGCTAGACAGCTTTGGCAGAATATGATGAAGCGTTGCTATAGCACAAAAGATAAGAAAGGCTACTACGGTTATGCAACCGTTTGTGATCGTTGGCACTGTTTCGCAAATTTCTTACACGATTTACCTAAATTGAAAAACTTTGATTTATGGTTAAACCCAATTGATGAAAAATATAATTTAGATAAAGACCTGATTGGTAACGGCTCTGTTTACAGTCCGATCAATTGTCAATTTATCACTGAACACGAAAACAAGAGTGCTGGGGCAAAAGCTACAGTGGATCAATATAAGCGTTCAGGTAATAAAGTTTGGCGATCACCTCACGAGTGATTGTTAATATAAAGCTAGTAGACTGCGTTTCTGCTTGTCAACAGAAATTAGCAACAAACAAAGAACTACCAAACTTTAATGGGGCATTACTAAGATTGTGATGCTCTTTTTATTAGAACAAGGAAAACTATAAGAAATGGCACAAAATTCTGAAGCAACGAATGATAAGAAAAGTGCCACTTATGGCGAAGTTAAATCAGAGATTGGTAACTTAGGTTTAAAGATTAATGGTGGTTTAGTAGTATCAGAAACACGAAAGGATTTACAATTCCCTTATTGTGTTGCTACATACGATCAAATGGAACAGAACATCGTTATTGCTTCTGCCCTATCCATTGTAAACGTAATTGCTTCTCGTACACCTTACTACTTTGAATCTTACGATGAAAGTGATAGACACAAGAAACGTAAAGACTTTGTAGAACAAGTATTCAACGATATGGTTGATCAAACTCTTGATGAGTTTATTCGTGAAGCTATGTCTGTTAATAAATACGGATTCTCTATTCACGAAAAAGTATTCTATTTTAGACGTAAGAAGAATGGTAGTAAATACGATGATGGTAAGATTGGTATTAAACGCCTACCTATCCGTTCTCAAGGAAGTATTGCTAAGTGGAAGTTCGATGAAAAAGTAAGAACAGTGTTGGGATGTTATCAAAAGGAAATTGATTTAGTTGATCTTCAAAATGGATTGATTACATTAAAAACTACTTTCAGTGATGATACATTCATTCCTCGTGATCGTTTCTTATTGATTAGAGACAATGCTACGAATGGTAATCCAGAGGGTAAATCAAAACTATCCTACTGCTACAACCATTGGCGTAAACTTCAAAACCTTTTAGAGACAGAAGAAATTGCTACTGTTAAAAACCTTAATGGTGTTCCAGTAGTTAAGATTCCATCTATCTATATGACTGAGACTGCTACAGATGAGCAGAAAATGACATATAAGGTTATGAAAGATGGTGTTACTAAATTAGGTATTGGTGAGCAACAATCTGTTATCCTCCCATCAGATGTTGATGAGAACGGTAAACCTTACTTTGATTTTAGTATTGTTCAATCTTCTGCTTCAAATATATCAGCTATCTCAAGTGTTGTTAAAACACGTTCAGATCAAATCTTGCAAGCATTATTTGCAGATGCTCTCATTATGGCTCAAGGTACATCATCGAGTGTAGCCAATAAACGAGACATGTTGAGCATGGTTGTTGAGAGTTTGTTAGATAGCATCTTCGCTCAAGTGAATAAAGATTTAATTCCCGATCTATTTAGACGTAATGGATGGGATGATACGAAGACACCAAAACTTAAACGTGGTGATATCTTCAATATGGATTTTGCAGCATTCGCTAAAGCAATGCAACAACTTAAAGCAACTAAACTTATCGCTGTAACACCAGATAATATTAATTATATCGCTGAAGTTATGAGCCTTCCTTATCGTGTACCACATGATGCAACTAAAGAAGAATTAGATGAAATTCTTGGTGTTGATGGTAATGAGGATGCGAGTAAAAGCGGACAAGGGTACTCAACTGACACTGGAGGTCTCAATGGGACAGGAAATAGCGTTAGTGAATCAGATAACTCAGCAGATAATTTAGAAAATGCTTAATATGCATAAGGAGGCTTTGTGGCAAAGTTAGATCATAATGTTATAAAACCTCTCTATGATGATAAGTATTATGTTTATGCATTGTGTAAGCCTTGTGGTCAGGTCTTTTACATTGGTAAAGGGAAAGGTAATCGGATTAATGACCACTTTACGAAATGGTCTTTGAATAAAAGTAACGGTAGAAAGAACCAAACAATAAAAAAGTACGGAAACACTATTAAACGTGAAATCCTCTGTTACTTTGATTCAGAAGATACAGCTTATGAATATGAAGAATGGATAATCGCCCATTATGGGCTTGAAAGTGAAGGCGGTCAACTTAGACAATACGCTAAAACTAGAAATGATTATTCCGCAGAGTTCAAAAAAGATGTAAGTGGAATAGCTTCAAAGTCTAGGAAAAGAAAATACTCAGAAGAGTTAGTCATACAAGCTTATAAGATGTTTTTCGAGCAGTGCCTACCAACGTATGAAGTATCAGAAAAACTAGGTATCACTTATTCTTACGTTTCACAACTAATGTGTGGACACAAAGATAAAATTTTATTTTCTAAATATATTACTAGTGGAGAAATTAAAAATCTCAGAGTCGGTAAGGTTATTAGAAAAAAGAAGATAACCAGTAATAGGATAGCATTTATCTCAGATGACGAGTTGATAGTTGAATACGATAAGTGGTTCGATAATAAAGAATCTCTATCATCTATAGCTTCACGGCTTGAAATATCAAAAATCCATTTAAGAGACATATTCTACGGTAATTCAAGACCTCATTTGTTTCACGGAAAGGAATTGCCACAGAAAGTAAAAAATCTTTCTGATGACGATTTAAAAACTATAATATACGAGTTTGTCATAAACAAGAAGAGTAACCTAGAATTGTCTTCAATGTTTGATGTTAACGAAAGAAGAATCCGTGAAATAAAATCTTGCAGCGGTTCATACAAACATTTACAGACATACAAAGAAACTTTGATGGAGAAATAATGGCTAAATATAAAAGAGGTAGCCTAACACTTGCTCGACAAGTATTTAATACACCTCAACTAATTCTAGCAGACGACTTACAGAACATTGCTCAATACTTAGTTAATCGAGCCAATGGAATTGAGTTTGAAGTAGAACAAAAAGAAGAGAGGTTAGAGACTTCTGCTATTGATAAAAACTTAGTTCTAACAGAAGAAGAACAACGAGATCGAAGATTTAGACAACTTGGAATTACCAACAATGGTAAACGAGGAAACCTGAACATTACAGGAACACTTGTTGCTAAAGCTGGAGAGATTGATGCCGATTGTATGGAACTTACTTCGTATGAAAAGCTTCACTCAACATTCCAAAAGCAAGTTAATGAGGGTATTCAAGAGCTTGTTCTCCATGTTAATTCTGGAGGTGGATCGGCTTTTTCATGTTTTGAAATGGCTAAAGAAGTCAAGGACTTAGCTACAAGTAAAGGAATTAAAATCTACGCTTGGGTTGACGGATTATCTGCAAGTGCTGCTTATGCTTGGACTTCTATTGCAGATGAGATCGTAGCTCGTAAGGATTCAGAAGTAGGCTCTGTTGGTGTAGTTGTTCAATTGATTAACAACTCAAAAATGCTAGAAAATATCGGTATCACTCGACAGTTTGTCTATCATGGTGATCAAAAGATACCGTTCACAGATTCAGGTGAGTTTTCACCACAATTTATCTCATCTATTCAAAAGAAAGTAGATAAGACAGGTTTGGAGTTTAATACATTCGTTGCTTCAAACCGCAACATGTCAGTCGAAGATGTAATTGCAACAAATGCAGAGGTCTTTGACGCTGATCAAGCTTTAGCCGTAGGTTTTATTGATAAAATTATGACTCAATCTGAGTTCTTCAATGATTACTTACCAAGCAAAGGTTTGAATCAACATTCAATGTATTACTTAGAACACAACAAGGAAACACAAACAATGTCTGAACAAAATGTTCAAGAGCAAGTTGCTTCTATTGAAGAGTTAACTGCTCAACTGGCAACAGCCAAAACTGATAAGCAATCACTAGAAGCTCAAGTAGCTAAATTACAAGGTGACTTATCTAAAGTTCAATCTGATTTATCTGCTTCTGTTTTAGCTAAAGAACATGCTGAAGCTGAGTTAACTAAATTTAAAGCTGATGCTGCTCACAATGCTCGTGTAGAAAAGTTAGCTGCTGTATTTGGAACTGAATCAGAAAAACCTCAAATGTACGCAACAATGTTTGCATCATTAGATGAAGATGCTTTTGGTAAAGTTGTAGCAGATTTTCAAGCATCAGTAAAAACTCAAGAACAATCTATGGAAGAGGTAGGTCATTCTGCTTCTGCATCAGCAATTGCTGAGACACCAGAAGAAATGCTTCTTAAACAAGCTCAAGCTCGTAAAGCAAAACAAAAAGCATAAGACAGAAGGAATAAAATAATATGTTAGTTACAAACCTACCTCATCAATATAACTACACAACTTGGGATGAAGTTTTCCAATCAGAGAATGGTCAACAAGTTGGTTGGGCACGTGAAACTGTATCATTTACTGGTACTGCTGGTATCTACCAAATCGGTACTTTAGTTATTCTAAGTGCTGACAATAAATCAATTACTGTTCCTGCTGATCAAGCAACTCTTGCTGCTGCCGCATCAGGTAAAATTGCAATCCTTGCTGGTAAAGAAATCAAAGGCGATTGCTCAAATGGTTTTGACCCAAATATTGTAGAGCTTAAAACTGGTTACTTAACAGAGCCTAAAGCTATTGTAGTTTTTGATGCTCGTAATGGCGGTGCAATTGGTGATGCGGAAATTAAATTCCCTTCTGATTCAAACGCTGCAAACAAAGAAGCAATCTTTACTCGTTTAAAAGTAGAGAATGGTTTCAAAGTTCTTAAACAAGCAGTTAAAGGGTAATTAGCTAACGCTAATCCCTATTATTAAAGAATAAATAGAAAGGAATTTATATAACATGGCACAAACAATTGTAAACCCATTAAACAGTTCACGCTTTATTGACGTAACAGAATCATTTGAGACAGTAGCATACCCTTACGGTGCTTTCTCTAAAACTGGTTTATATACAGTAGAACCTGTTACTCAACGTACTGTAATTGCAGATGTAACAATGACTGACTACGGTAAAATGTCAGGCTTCAACTCTGTTCGTGAGCGTGATGCTGACCGTACAGCTAAGACAGTTCAAAAAGCTGTTACTTTTGCTATCCCTCACATGAAACTCGTAGAGTCTATCACTTACGAAAACTTTGAAGGTCGTGTAGCAAACTTCAACGGTTTGACTGATGCTGAACGTGCTATCACAATCAATGATGAAACTCTTGATCGTTTAGAGCGTATGTCTCTAACTATGACTCAAAACCATGAGTACATGGCTGTAGAAGCTGCTAAAGGTGTTCTACGTGACCCTCGTGATGGTACTGCATACTTAGACATGGTAGCTAACTTAGGTGTTGTACGCTTAACTGAAACTCTTGATCTTACTAGCTCCACTCTAGATATCTTAGCTTGGGCTGTGGCTCTTAAAACTAAGATTCAACGCGCTAACAAAGTATCTCCAGTAGTTCCAGTAGTTGATATCGTTGTTACTAACGCTGACTTACAAGCAATCTCTACTCACGCTTCAATCGCTCCTTTACGTGCTAACTTGATTACAGGTACAGGTCGTGCTGGTTTAGCTCTTGCTCAAGACTTACTTTACAGCGAAGCTTCATTGACAGCTCATGGTGTTTCTCAAGTATTCGATCTTGGTAACGGTGTTCGTTTCATCACTTACCCTAACGTATTCACTCGTCAAGATGGTACTAATGTAGAAGTTACTGTAGATGGTAAAGGCTTCACAGTATTACGTGGTGTTCGTGGTTTGTACAAAGCTGTTGCAGCACCAGCTCCTTACTTCTCTCAGTTGGGCGCTAAAGGTTCTGAAACTTACGCTTGGCGTACTCCGATTCAACACGACCAACACTTTGAAGTTGGTTTAGAATCAAGCGTTGCTTTCTACATGACTCAACCAGAGTTATCTGTAGATGTTACTATTACTAAATAATAGTGGCTAATGTTTGGAGGGTGTGAAAGCCCTCCTTTCATACTCAAGTAATTGGTACACGATTATTTAATTATGAAAGGATAAAATATGAAACAGTGTTTACCACTTAATGCTGTAGACTTAGCAGAAGCAATCTTAGACCTACGTTTAGAGTATGGTGACACAGATGAATATTTCTATATTCTACAAGATAGCGATTATGCTCGTATAGTCCAAAAATACCACTGTGTCGGCTATTCTGCAATGAGTAGGACTGTTGGTATGGCTCTTGCAATGAAGATGTCACATACGGCTCTGAGAGAGCGTGTAGGGCAAGAAGAGAGATACGGTAAAGAAGCATTCGATGCATTCATGTCATTACTTACCAAGAAGCTTAAAGACCCTGCTTTCGGCATGTTAGCACCACTAGCTTACTTCGGTGGTACATATCGTTGTGAAAGTGAATATTACGCTAAGTCAAATGAGTTTACTTGGCAACCATTTTACAGAGGTTCTGAAACTAATGTTCCTATGTGGAAAGGTAGAAGAATTTATAAAGTGAATGGTCAAGATATTGTAGAGCCTTATGAAGATAAACAAGGTTTAGGCAATGACTTAGGTGCTACAGGTGTTGTTGATTTCTACTTACCTGAAAATGAAATTCAGAATAGTAATTCACCTTAATTTAGAGAGATAAGTTTAAATGGCAACATCTAAGAAAATATTGAGACAACAAGCTCAAGGTGTTTTTGTTAATCTTGATATTGACTTCGATGATTCATACTTAAAGAACATTAGGAAAGCTTGTAAGAAAGGTAACGTAAGACATATCAGGTTTGGTTGGATTGATAAAAAGAAATATCCATCAGGTCATAAGAATGAAGGAACATACATCGCTTCTGTAGCTTATTGGCAAGAGTTTGGAACAATGGGGGAGAATGGTGAACACATTCATCCACGCCCTTACTTTAGACAGCTTGTAAACAAAGTTAAATTTAGCTACAACGAAGAAATTAAAAAATATTTTCAAAGTCTTTGTAGTGGTGTAGTAGACAATCTAACACTTATTTCTTTAGCTACAGAAATTAAAAAAGACTACAACGAAGTTGTTCTGTCACAATCGCATAAGAAGCTTTCCCCTATTACAATTAGAATTAAAGGTCATAGTTACCAATTAGATGATACAGGTGTAATGCTTACTTCATTTAAAGCTAAAGTATTTCAACAAAGTTTTGAAAACATTAAAGGGAGTAAATAACCTTGTCAACAAATAGTCGAGTAAGACTTGGTAAAAGACCTTACACAATTATAAGAGATGTTGGTGGTGGTGATTGGGTTGAAGGGAATTACGTTCCATCACAAAAACAAGAAATTACAATTATTGCAAATGTTCAACCAAACTTCCCACAATACTTAACAAAGCTATTACCAGAGGGTAAAAGAGAAAAAGAAGCTGTGTGGTTCTCTAGTGATAATTGGCTATATACAACAAGAACAGGTAATACTCCTTTAGAAGCTGATTTACTAAAATATAGAGATGCCCTTTGGGAAGTGTTAGTTGTAAGACCTTTCGGAAACTTTGGTACTCACTGTGAATGTGTTGCAGTAAAACTGGACAAAGATGATACAAATAGAGTTACAGGTAAAGTTGAGAGGATTAGTTAATGATATTTGAAACGAATATCTACAAAGCATTGTCCCCGATGATTGAGCCAAAGTTTAAGTTATTCTTTGCAGATAAGGGTTATCCTGAACCAAAACCTCCTTACTGTATGGTTAGCTTTATTGATAGTAGAAATGTTGGCATGCCTTCTAAGACTGTAAATGTCCTACCAACATACGAAGAGAAGTTACAATGGGATAATAATGATTATGTCGTTGATGATAACGGTAATTATGTTTTCACTGATAGAAAATTCTTCAATCTTATTGAAAGTATTTCTCAAGTTAAAGAAGTTAATATTAGCTTGACATTTCAATACGACCCTAAGCAAGAAACATTTCAAGAGTATGTAGAAGATTTTCATACAGGTTTAGGATTCTCTAATAGTACATGGTTATTCGGTAGTAACAATATCGGTTTAGTCTCTTATCAAGATATTCTTTATATGTTCACGCCAATTGATAATACAACATCATATCGTAGAGCAACAATAGATTTACTCCTACGTATTGAAAGAACAGTAACATCACAAACACCAATAATTAAAGAAGCTGTATTTCATGGCGATCTAGAATCAACAGATTTTGACTATGTTTATGATGCAGAAAACAACAAACAAAAAGGTGCGTAATGGCAGAAAATGAAGTTAAGATTAATGATATTCCAGTAGCAACATCTGCCAGTTTTACAGACAATGATTTGTTTCTTATCGTGGATGATGGTGAAGCTAGATTATTACGTAGGTCGACATTTCAAGCTTGGATGTTAGCTAATGTTCAAGGTGAGAAAGGTGATACAGGCGCTCAAGGTTTACAAGGTGT